CCGTGCTTTTCGCCGGACAGTTCATCATAGGTAGGCATGGCAGGGCCACCATCCCACGCCGCCTGCCCCTTGAGTCGGTCAAACATGGACGTTTGAAGCCCTTGCGCGGAGTCAAGCGCGGCCTGCTGTGGCGCACTCAGGGCTTCGGTCTGTGTCCAGCGGCCAGTAGCCGGGTCTTGCGACCATTTGAGCGAGCCAAACGCAGTCATTTGATCGGGGCGATTAGCCTCGGTCTGCTTCTGCAAAAATTGCTGCTGCTCTGCGGCCTGATTCTTGACTAGCGGAACATAGTCAGGGATTTTAGGCGCTTTAGGTTTCTTCCCAAACAGGCCACCCATCTTAATTCTCCTTGACCATGACGCCTGCCGGTCGAATCTTCTCCCACCGGCCAGCGGTTTCTACTGTGCAGACATACAGCATCATATCTGCGCCATTCGGGTAGTATTTCGGAACAACCGAGTTGAGCCGAAAGCCCAAGTGTTCTACCAACTTCTGTGCCTTCTCATTGAAGGATACAACCGTACCAATCAGGTTATCCACACCACACTGGCGGAAAGGATAGTCATAAATAGCGAACCAGAATAAGCGCGACGGAACCCTGCCTTCCTCTATCCAGATATGCCCGTGAATTGAAGCTCCGTTGAAGCCGTCAAACAAGGCTCCGCAAATGACCTCGGTTCCCTCGCACTCCAGCAGGCATACGGCCTTTTCCGTAGGCACGATATCCATGATACTTGCAAGGGTCGCAAGGTTATTCGGGTCACTGTTAATCCAGCGGCTCATACCAAGCCTCCCGCTTCATGCACCCATTCCAAAGCTGCCACTCCAAAGGATGAGGAAGTGGACACGCGCAACTGCCATGCAAATGCGTAGCCCAGTACGTTAGCTGAAACCCACGGGCGATAGACGTTCTCGTAGCCGCCCCAGTTAGCCAAGTCCCACTCTGCGATATCCCATTTGGCATTGCCAGCGGCTACACCGGGGGATGGAGTAGTGAGGTACGGGTCAAGTCGGAAGTCGGGTAAGACGCGCATACGGAACGAGGGCTTCACTTCTGTATGGAATACCGGGCGAATCAGCTTGGCATGTTTGTTGGCCGTTGGGTTCTCAAGATAGCTATACGCGCTGAACGCATATGCCTCAATCGGGTCGCCGCCAGAGCCGTCAAGCAGAACATTATCTTTATAGGCATCAGGAGTAACAACAAATACCTTTCCATCTGCGCCGAGAAAAATATTGCGGTCAACGGTACGGGTAGTCCGGCATGGATAATCAAACTTGCCCCATGCGCCGGTCAAGAAATTCATGACCAGTTGAACCGGCATACCGAAGCTACCGAATTCGGTAGGAGCCTTTGTATCAAAAAGGGATATTACCACCCATGCAGAGTCAGGGTGAACCGCTATTTCTATAGGATAGGGTGCGCTCTGCGCGGCCAGCTTAATCAGGGTGCGAGAGATACGCCGGGTTAGCGTATTGGAATACAGAATTTCCGTGATGCTATTTGTCACCAGCGAGGACAGCGGCACTAGGCCCCGGCGGCTAAGGAACAATATATCGCCGCCATAATCCGCAACAGAACGAAGGCTCAGAGGGGGCGCGATATACCAGATGGAATCAAGGAACCAATCCTCGGCATTTTCGGGGTCATTGCCGGAGTAGGATGCAATCTCTCCCATCGAAGTAATGAATACTATGCGATCATCCAGACCGTCACCCGTATCCGCAGACCACCGAGCCAGCATGGTCAGATACCCGCCGCGCTTGAATAGGCCACCGACAAAAAACGGTTTGGCTTCGCCGCCCATTGAATCAATCGGCAGATACCATGCAGTCATGGTATTCTTTTCGATGAACCAGAGCCGTCCCTTATGCACCAGAACGTAGGAGAAATCATTAGGGTCAACGCCGCCCCCAATCTCACCGATAGCATCGGGGGCTATATTCGGTAGGAAGCTGCCCCATGCCGTGCCGTCATAATAGATAGCGGATTTGCCATTTACTGCGACCAAGAATTGCCCCGCAGCATTGGCAAAGTTTGTGTCAATCCAAGCGCCATTGCTATTAACGCGGTCATTCTCAGAGATAGGAGGGTTAGCCATTGAGGTAGTAATGTCAAAGATAGCTGCATCCGTAGAGGCAAATATCTTAACAGAACCATCAGCGGCATTGTATGGCATGATGGTTCTTACAGCGCCGCCCATGCCGGTAGCCCATTCCTGATAGCCGGGGCGCACGGAAAGCACCCCAGTATCAGGGTAGAAATTCATTACGTCAATCAGGAACTCCGGCCCCATGTTGGAAAGGGGGTCAAGATCGTTAAGACCGCCCGTTGGCGCTTGTACGCCAAGCGCCTGACTGACTCTCTGTGGCCCTAGCGTTGCCTTAAACATTCCAGCTTCCGTCCGGTACGTTCTGACCACTAATGTAGAGATAATCCCACTGACGGTTCAGCGAGATAACGGGGGCACCTTGGGTCTGCCCTTTCTCGGCAGTAAGCATGTATTCAAACTCACGGCCAAGCTCTGCTGCTTCCATGCCCTTTGCAGCCCATAGCTTGTATTTGACTCCAGCGCACATCAGAAAGTTGTCAAATACAGGCTCATCATTGTCCTTCGTGAGCTTGTCTTTGTATCCCCCCGAAGGCGCGATATCCGGGTCAAAGACCCAGTTGCGGGAGATATAGTAAAAGTCAATTTTCTCACCGAGAGCAGGAATGGGAAACACTTGGAACTTGTTGTCCAGTATCCGATAGCGGTAATACACGCCGACAGATACAATACCGTTCTTAACCCATGACCAGCCCTGCGGAGACACGGGGCCAAACATGGGGCGGCGATTGGTTGAAGTCCACTGGGTCTGATTGACTATGCGCCCGAAGTCCGGGGGAAGGTCAAATTCCGACACAATCCCATCCCCAATATACTGCTGTGATTTTTCAAGGAACTGCCAATCGTGTCCCTTGACAAGCTGTGTTCCCAAAGCGTTGACCAGACCGAGCGTTTGGAACCCGGTCTGATCGTCGAACGGAGAGATAGTCGTTTCCACCTGCGGCAAACCAATCTCTTGCAGGGCTTGATTTACGATGGTCAGCACAGATGCCCGAACGGCCATGACTTACCCCTTCTTTTCAAGCCTCTTGATAATCGCAGCTTGATCGGCAATGGTAGCTTCCATTGTATCAAGGCGATTTTTCATGGCTTCATTCTCTGCCTGCATGGCGAGGAAGGGGGCAGTTCTCTCTGCCCTTTCCAGCGCCGCCTGCGCCCGCTGTTTCAGCTTGAACAGGCCGGGGATACGGGTGCAAACATCATCCCCCACATTCGCTAGCTGCTCAAGGGTACGAATTCGCAGGTAGGCCAGTTCCTCGGCTTGGCTGCGCGTAATCCACGGAGTTTCCGTGAGCGGAGTGCCGATGATTTGCTCCGCGTCACCGGCTTTGAAAGCGGCATACGCAGCGCGAAACCTTTGCTTATCCATATCCGTGACCGGACGTTGGACGATATTCGTCTGGTTGCCGGGGGTACGGATTTCGACATACTCTTTGTCCTTGAAGATGGGGCGACCTTCCTCAACCGATTTGGCTTCGTCTTGGAAGGGCCGGATATAGAACTTGACGAACACGCTTTTATCGCCAGCGTTGCGATGATCGAAGTCCTCAACGTCGAAGTCTGCTTGTCCATGTGTCATAAAATACTCCTGAAAGGGGTGCGGGAATTCGCGCAAGTAGTTATGATTGTCTCAGCGCGAAAGCAAGACAACCAATGCAAAAAAAGCAACGCCGAGCCAGCCGAGATTGATACGGCTACTGAACGCCACATTGAAGGCTGCCAGTACCAGGCAGATGAAGCCGACAAACATCAAGATCAAAAGCAGCATATCCATGACAGTTTCCTTAGAATGTACGCATCCTGCGAGTGATGGTCGGGGGGCAGGCGTTGTGTCGGTATCCGTAGGTACGGTACACCTTCTCCCTATGCCCATTCGGGAAACGATAGAAACAATACTTCCGGTTCTCACCAATCAGGTTGCCGATAACGTCCCGGTAAACCCGAATGTCAACAACCGTAGAGCCGTCTGTCTCGCAGCCACCGATAGCGGTAGCGCAAGCCAGCAATAATACGAGGGCGGTTTTGCTCATGACACTCTCCTTAAAACATGGTGCCTAGGCTTGTGACCTATGGCACCATGCCCTTACCACACCAATCACGGTTCTTCTTCTTCCTCTACATCGGTCGGAGCGACCGAGGCAGCAGAGCCAGAACCGAAGGCCGATTCAGTGGCGACCATTGCGATGCCAGAACGGTTCAGCCAGTTGGCTTCGATTGCGGCACCGTCAGCAACCGCGCCAGTGGCCGTAACCATCTTGACCGGGAAGCCAGTGAAAGCAGGGCCAGCGCCAGCATCACGCGAACCGCCCGCGCCCCACCCTAGCAACGGCACGGCACTCCACGGCACAGGCGTTGACACTCCAAAGCCAGTATTACCGGGAGCCGGTAGAATGTTACTGCGACCGCCACCGATCAGGGTCAGCCTTGCATCCGGGGCCGTCTGCAAGGCAGCGCCACCGGCCTGAGTGTTGTAATTCATGCCGGGGATAACATCATCCGTATAGCCCCTGTCCTTGATAGACTGCACCGCAGTAGCCGGGGCAGTACCGATGGACACGTTGATAACCCGGTTGCAGCCGATACCGATTCCGGTGTTCAGCGCACCAGTGGAATAGTTGGTCGGGTCATTCTCTTTGACCAACGTGGTTGGGTTGAAACGCTTGGCATCCAACGGCGAGCCTTTCGGGCCACTGAAAGCACTCATCATAACGAACTTGCCAAGGGTGGGATTGGCCGCTACGACTAGGGGGCCAGCCATATTGGTTGCAGGCATTTCGATATCTCCTAATGAAAAAATGCTGCCCTTGTTTAGACTGGCGGCAGCAACCAGCTTCCCGGCACCCCGCCGAAGGTTACGGAACAGGCAAATTTCTACCCAACGGATACTCGCCTGATTTATACAGCTCTCCCGTTGCCGGGTCAATAAGCTGCTCCGTGATTACTTCCTTTGCCCTCTTTGATACCTTGCGCTTCGGAGGATTTTCCACAATGGGTTTTTCCTCGGGCGGGCAGTTCTCAGAGGGGTTAGCATTTTTGCGCCAAGTCACGGTACTTCTCCTTACGGGTTCACGTCCAGACGACCCTGGAATTGTGCGCCCGAAGTGGTCAGGTTTCCGGCCCATGCAAGAATCTGCACTTCCGCATCCTGATTGATCGAGTACCGCTTGTTGGGTGAAAGCGGCACGAAGTTACGGGCGCTGTGTGGACGGAACTTGATATAGTCCGTATTCAGCATGAAGGCCGTACCGGCAGGGCAGAAGCCGCCGATACCACCATCAAGCACAACGTCTGCATCCATGTATTTCAGGGTCGGGAAACCGAGCTTGCCGACCTCCGTACCTGCGAACCTCTGCTGTGCCTGCAACGAGGCCAGATAAGCAGCCCAAACCACGTTGTCCATCGGAATCAGGTCGGGGCGGTCAGCGCCACGAACAAGCTGCGCCCAAAGGGCGTTCATATCCGCTTGGATGGTTGCCGCCGAAGCGACGTTACGAATCTTGGAGCGCCAGAACGTCCAAGTAACGCGGTCAATGCCGCCGTATGTGCCGGTCAGCGGGTCAAACGGGACTGCCGCGTTCAGGCCGGTAATTTCCTTACCACCCGAACCAGTACCATCAGAGTAGATACCACCGGCCACAAGGTTCTTCATGGTGGACTCAGCAACGTCAATCCGGGCAGCGATCAAATCAATCATCTGTTCCGGGCCGGCATTCTGGAGCATTTCCAGACCGCTAACCACCACCGGGCAGGCAGCCTGTTTGATATCGAATTGGGCAGCGGAAAGAACGTCCTGCGCGGCTACCGGCAACAGGTCATATCCACTGTACCAACCGGCATTGGCATTTTCCGCGAAGGAGAGTTCTTCGTAGATCAGGCGACCGCCGCTGAAAGTACGCATTTTTCCCTTCTGCGAAAGCCGCATCAGAAGGGCATTGTTTTTGGTCACGTTATCCGCAATCTTCCGCGAGCGGTGTTCGATTGTGGTTGTGATGATATCCGAGACATTGGGAAAGGCCATGACGTTTCACTCCTGAGAAAATGGTTGAATTCACATTTTTCACAGGGGTCAGCCCTTCGGAGTCGCCGCGCGGTGTCGGCGGCGCTCCGGCCTCATTCCAACACGCCACTGGGGCGCTGTCAAGCCCTTCCGGCGCTTGCGTTCCATGCGCGGCGCACCGCTTCATGAACATCGTCTGTATCGCCTACGCCGTCCCCTCCGGCCTCCAGCGGGGCCGAGCCGGGGGCGACAACACTGGCCGCCGCAGCCTGACGCTGCTGGATACCCCCCTGCTGGCGCTGACCGTTCTGTAGTGCCAAAGCCTGCTGACGAAGTTGCGGGTTCTGGTACACAGCTACATCATAGGCATCCTGATACGTTTCCACGGCACCAGATTCGATCAGTTGCGCCATGCGCTCCGTAACATGGGGAAGCAGGGGATGGTCTTTGGCGAATTCATCAAGCTCCGATTTGGCAGCTTGTGACTCCATGCCAGAACGCCATTGCCGCATCTCTTGTAGTTCACGCGCGATTTCCGGGGGCAAAGCCTGTGGAGTCTGAAAGCGCCTATGAGACTCAGCCAGTGTCTCATTCAGCTTGCCACCTAGTACCTGATTCACGGCACTCCGAATCGGCACACCATACTGGTCGCCAAGAGCCAGCAGAATCCCTAGCTTTTGAGCCGGATTTCCCAGTCGAAGGGTCTGCTCCGATTGGATAACTGTATGCAGGTATTCAACCGGGTCAACCTTGATATGAGAAACATAGTCCTCATAGGGGGTCAATTCGTCCATCAGGGCTTGGGCGGGTTCATACTGCTGCTGGAGCTTCTGGATACCCGCTGCCGTGGCTTCCTCTCGCCGGATGATTTCTTCCCGAAGCGGCAGGGGAATTGTATTCCACTGAGCCTTGCTTCCCGGTGTCCATGCAGACGGCGGCTTGGAAGGGTCAAGTTTGACCGGGGCTTCCGTACCCAATGCCGGAGGCTGCTGGCCTGCCGGGGGAGGCTGCTGGCCTGCCGGGGGCTTGACAGGCTCCGTGATCGGGGGCAGTTCATCAGCCTTGGCAAACGTCCCGTCAGCCCTGCGCGGCTTGGCAGGGGCTTCACCGGGCGGCGGCGTAGCCTCTACCGGGGGCAAGGTTTCCGCTGGCGGGGAACCTACCTGTGAACCGGGGTTGGTATCATCAGCCGCCACAGTGTCAAAGGCAGCTTTTACATCGTCATGTAGATCATTCATAAATCACTCCAAATCGTCTGTTTCGGGGGCAAGGACGGGTTTGTAACCTTGTTCCAGCTTTACTACAGCCTCTTTCATATCTCTCTTGAGTTCTTCTTTATCTGGTTCAACTCCCCACTTTCTTTCTGTGAAGCTCTGCAATGCTTTTTCGTCATAGCCGTCATGCAGCGAAACGCAGGAGTTTCGGCGGTTGTGTTCTGCTAGCTCCCGCTTGTTGTTAATCACAGAGCCGTCAACGGGGGAAACGAAGGACTCAAACGGCTTTGTATTCAAAAGTTGTGAGGGGGTGAAAATGCGCGTAAGTTGCTCGCCACAGTCGGGGCAGCGATATCCGGGCGCAGCCTCGTAGTTGGCGAGGCTGCAAACCCTATCCCACCCGCGCGGCTGACTGCAACAGCCTGAGTACGGGTAAATCATATCCGCCTCCGTAGCTCTTTTGCTCTGGCCTTTCCCATGTCTCTGCCGCCACGGGCCGGAGCCGGGTCACGCTGATAGTCCCTATGATCTTCAAACTTCTGGCCTACTTCCACAGGGACTCCGACCTTTTTTGCAAACTTGGGGCTATGGGCCACAGCTTGCATGAAATTCGCTTGTTTTCCAGATGAATACGGCATGGCTTTACTCCTTGTTCGGTATCCCATCGCCCCGTGATGCCTCGGTTGCGGCCCGCTGTGCTGCCATGACCGCGCCTTGTTCGATTTGCTGCTGGCCTTTTTGCACGGCAATAGTGGACTCGATATTGGCCTTGTCCCGAAGGAACTGCAACTCAGCAGCGTTCTTCTGCGCTTGGAACTGCAATTCTGCCGTGTTCTTTTTAGCCATGAATTCAAGCTCTGCGGCCTGCTTCTGTGCTTCCAAAGCCATAGTCGCCTGAGCCTTCTGCTGCTCAAGGGCCAATTTGCTCTGGTCACGCTGCTGCTCCATAGCCATTTCAGTTTCAGCGCGTTTCTGTTCCGCTTCCATCTTCTGCTGCTCAGGGCTTGGCGGGGCCGGTTGATTGGCTGCTTCTTCCGCTGCTTTAATAGCCACATCAATCATGCCTTCAAGCTCACTGGAACCCTTGAAGCCGACACTGGCAAACTTGATAATTTCCAGCATCAGCGGGCCAAGAGCCGGGACGGACTCAATGACCGGCATTGCACCCTGTATAAACTGGCTCAGAGTGGATACGAATTCCATACGCTGAGTCTGCTGCAAACCCCAGTCGGCTTGGGTCAGCGAATCCGTTTCGATATCAATGTTGTATTTCAACAGGAAATCGGAACGGAGAATAGCCATTGCAGCTTGCACATGCGGCTGGTCGTTTTCAGGGATGGTTCCGACAATAGCTTGCAGCTTTTCGTCGGTGTACATTTGCACCATCAATTCACCCATGATTCGGAGCATATCCCGCACGAAGAAAGATACGTCCCGCTGATAGGCGTTCATTCTTACCGAAGCGAACTGTGCCTTTATTTGTTGCGCCGCAGCCGTTTCGTACTGGTTGGTTGAACCACGGACAATATCGGCCATACCAGTGACTTCAAACAACTGGTTTTTCATGAAGTCATAGGTGGCGATAAGTTGCTGTAGGACTGACGTAATTTGGTCAATCGGGAACCAGTCAATAGTCCCCTTAACGCCTCCCTTGTCTGCGAACATGGCCCAGTTGTCAACCGGGATGAGCTTGTTTTCCGTGCCACCCAACATGCGTTGTAGCTCAGGCGTAGCCGAGTCATAAACGCCTGCAACCTTCACCGCTTCAATGATGAGGTTGATTCGGGCATACAGAATATCCATTTCCATGTACTGATCTTGCGCGATATAGTAATCCGGCAAGGGCAGGAACTTGGCAGTCGGTGGCGAAGCGATAAGCGGCTTCGGGCAGGGCCAGAAGTCAGCCAACTCATAGGGGTCTTTCACCCGGTCAAGGACTTCACCAGTCATGGTCAAATGCAGCACTTCGCGCTTGCTCTTATCCCACATCTGAATGACGGAAGTTTTATCCGCGTTAATTAGCTCTGCGGAAATGCTAATAGTCGCATTGGAGGGATTCTCCCTCTGGCCTATTGCAAATGACTTCCCCGGCCACTTCTTTTCTGCTTCCTCGTTCGACATATGCAGGATACGGCCAGCCCATGTGACCTGTTCCCATGCCCGCTTTGGCTCGTAAATGAAATCCTTCCAATAAACGATATCAATGGTCATTGTCTCGGGGACTTCACCAGCAGGCGGCACAAAGGTAATCCATGTAACGCCTAAACCGGGAACTAGCCGGTCAAGAATCGCTGCCTTTACCGCCGGGTCAAAATACTTGGCGCAATGAATCTCGTAGGACAGCCCCCGTTCCATAATGAACGCTGCCACGCGCGCCGCATCGTTTTCATAGTCGCCTTTATGCAGGCGAGACACAGACGGCTTCGGGAGACTGTTATACAAGCTCTCTTTAATGACCGTTGTGTTGCTGTAGAATAGATTGACCTTCTTGACCCCTGATTGCATCATCGAAGGGGACATACTGGCTTCCGATTCACGGTCGTCTTGATACCGGGTTTCGATCTGCGCTCCGCGATCATGGAATTTCTGCGAAAACTTGTTCCATGCCTGTATCCGCTTCGGCCACGGATTTTTCTCTGGTTCTTTACCCTTTTGGGCGGTTCTTTCAGCGGCCATTTCAGATTCTCCTATATGTCCGTGCTTCCTCACGGTCTTTGAACAGATTTTCAAGGTTCAAGGCACGGCCAAGAGGGGTATTGAAATGTGTCGGGCCGCGTGCTACCGTTGTCCTATTCCGGCTGATATGCTCAGTGACGCTTTTCGATAGAGCTAGCATCCTGAATCCGTCTGCGGGGTGTGAGTTCTCATCATGGGCCGGTTCGGAGCTAAAAACCTTCGCCTCATCGTCCCATTCGTAGTGATAGGCTTCCAGACGCTCTAACCCCTTGACAACGTGCGGATTCCCGATATTAAACCATACTACGGGTATCATTGCACGAACCGCTTGAATTCCAGCGGCTACCCGGAAGTTCGGCACTATATAAGGAGTGAGTTTCCGGGCAATAAATCGGTCTTGCGCGGAATACTTGGTTGCAAAGGTCTTGTTTTTGGCATCATGGGGCAGGGCAGGGGTGCCATAAGCATAGGGTAGCTTCTCCAGCTTATCCAGCCAATCGTCTGCGTCACTTCCGACCCCTTCCAGAAAGTCAACTATGTGTACTTCCCCGTTGACAATCTGATAGAACCATATAGCGGTCGCATCGCGGTGGCCGATATCCCATGCCGTGAATACGGGTAAATCCTCGATAAATGGCTCGGGAAATTCGATCTGCTGGTGTTCGTATTTACCCAGTAATTTACCGAAGATACTGCCGTAATTGATACCTTCCCAAGAGCAGAAGTATTCTTGTTCGATAATCTCGTCTGCAACGCCTTCGTCACGCTCGGATTGAACATTCTCCGGGGTGATAATTCGCCGCCCGTCATTACGGAAGGTATCGTTGACCGTTTTTGTGCTTGTAAACCACTTAGAAGCCGTTTGAACATTTTTCCACTGTTTATACGCATGATTTTTGCCTCGGGGTGTAGTGATAAAAGCCGCAAAACCGCCGTTCTCCAAAAGGATGGGACGCACGAAGTCCCATGCGGCAGGGTCAGAGAGCGCCCATTCTGAGAAGATTACGCCTATCGGATTGGAGCCGACTAGGCTATTGTAATTGTCAGAGCCAACTACCTGATAAAATGACCCGTTTTTCATGCGGAGAGTCATTTCATTTTCATTGGACACTTCAACCATATCCTTTGGGAAGGCTTGGTTAATAATTCGCCGTCCATTGAAGTCAATGCCGTTCCACACCACTTTCCGGCCTTGGTTAAGGGTCGGTAGCAGATGCCAATAGGTGCCTACGCGCATCTGAGAGGTCACAGCAAGGCCATTGATTCCGCAGGAGTCTTTACCCGCGCGACGATGCCAGTTTAGGAAGGCCCGTTTTTCGTATGGAAACCCACCATCCTCAAATAGATAGTCGAAAAACTCCCTCTGGTGCGCCATAGGGAACCAATCGTTCGGCAAACGTATGTTCTTGTTGGGCCGATAATCACGCATCAGGTGGCCCCACTCTCACCGAACTCAAAACGCGCGCTACGAGAGGCAACAACGGCCCGATCAACCCGGCTATAGTAGCCATAAGGTAGAATGGTGTATTTTGACCCTTCACTACAGTTACAAAGCCTCGCGTTGTAGCCATAAAAAGCAAGGCCAATCCTGCTGCAAATAGGGCACTCGCACCATTCATAGGGCATATCAGTCCCACCGCCGGGGAAACAGGCATAGTTCTCATCACTGTTCGACCCCGGTGGCCCAGTCATGATATAGGCCATATGCTTTGTATGCTTGGCAAGCGCACACGCCTTGCTAATCTCTGCCTCCGTGGGAGAAGTCCCTTTGATTTCGATAAAAGCCTTCATGCCGGGGAGCCAGAAGTCGGGCAGGTAGTAATTACCATCCAGCCGGTAGCCCTGTGGCTCATAATCGTACCGGATGCCAAGGGTATCGAAGAATACCGCCCAACGGGCCTCAGTCCGAGAGCGGAAGTTATAGCCCTTGTATCGAGTTTGCAGAGCTTTGTTGATTCGGGGCATAGGTTTTGGGGGGTGTAGGGGGACGATAGCCATTATCTGACTCCGGGTAAGTGTCTGACGGCTAGAAAGTATAGCCGCCCGTAAATGCTGCACCAGACTCCCACTCCGTCAACGATCATCTTGCCCTCAAGGAAAGATGCCCTGTTCTCAGGCGTTGACCAAGCGAAAATCCACCATTTCTTAGCCCATTGCGGGTTCGGCATTTCGCTTCCTTCCTAGTCCTAACAGTTTAGCGCATACCGCGCAGTAGGCATCATCGCCGGAGAAAACGAACCCTTCCCGCCGTGCTGATTTCTTGAGTTTCAGCCGGGGGATATTTCCGTATGTGAATCTCCCCTCACTGGGCTTGGCACAGGAGTTACATACTATCTCACACCAGATAGCGATAGCCATTTCATTCCCCTTGTGGCACTACCTTGACGTTGAGCCTTTGTGCCTGCCCTTCGGTCAGCATATCGGCCAGATTGATCTGGATATTTACCCCGTTGCCTCCGCCGCCTCCTTTGTTTTCCTGCACACCGCCAAAGTGCTTGAGCAGGGAGGTCAACTCAGGAGCATGGAATTTCTTCTTCCTGATATGGCTGCCTTTAGAGGTCACGATATCAACCAGTTCCTCCCCTAGCAACTTGGGCATGATTTTCATGATCTGGTTTTCTACCCATTGGTCATTAATCAGCTTATGGGCTGCAACCTCCTTCTGCAAGTCGCTGATATATGCCCGTACAATCGGGTTGTTGTAGAGCCTCTGAACGAATGCGGGCGGAACGTCCATCAGACGGGCAATCTTCTTGAGCGAAGTGCCGGACAAGACGAACTCCAAAGCGAATTGCCTTTGGATGGGGGTCAAATTGACGTATCCCTCCGCCCGTGCGACCGAAACCGCTTTCGATATACCCGTTGGGGTATCTTTCACCCATGCGGATTCGGGGTCAACTCCCGTCAGGGGTACTGGCATTTGGCTCATTGGTGAATTCCTTTACCGTGGTGCCGTTACGATAACCAGCCTCGTACCCGCGCTCGTATCCTTGCAAATACGCCTCGTACATCGAATGGTTTAGCCAGCTTGGCTTGGGTGGAAACGGTTGGGGGAATGGGAGTTGTCGGGGGTCGGGTTGTGGCACGGGTTTGTCCACTATCTTCTCCTTGATTGCGGCCACGAAATTTCAATCCTTCTGCGGGGTCGTTCATGACGGTTTAATCCAGTTATTGCCGAAGGCTAGAAACTGCATCCAGCGCCAGAAACGGTTAGGTACTTGCCCTTCATTGGGTATCAGGGTCAAGCATCCTTTCATGCCGAACAATTCGCACTTCCATCCACTCGGCTTCGGAAAATCCATAAAACGTACATGGATATCCTCGGGTACTTCCAATCCGTTAGCGGGGTCTATACGGGTCATCATCTTGCTCCCTTTATATTGCGTTCCATGCCAGCGAGATTTGGCATCATTTTTCCTTCTAAAATTCCCCAGTACCGGGAACCCCTGCTCCGCCTCACTCGGGATATGATCGTCAGCAAGTCGTATAACGCATCCTCATTGCCTGCCAAAGCCAGTCGCCTCGGTAGCCCGGTGTAAAATACCCAGTCTTTAGGGATAACCAAGCCGCCAAAGGCTTCGACCCGATAAGGCATGGTCTCCATGTTAAGAATCGGCGTGTCCATACTCTCAGGTATAGCATAAGGGGTCAGGGATAGCAAGGTCTGGAATTGGTCATGGTTAGGTGGGTCTCATTTGGTGGCGAGACAGAATGGGGGTGATGGAGGGGTAGTTAAAATGGGGGTTGGAGTTACCCCGGATTTTCTGTTTGGTTCTCTTTTCGAGGTTGGGGGTCATACTAGCTAGCAGTCGGGGGTCGTTTTTCCGCCTATATACCGCCCTACTCCGCCGACCGTGTCTCAGAGGCCGCTAGACCGCCTCCTGACCGCTCGTCGGCCTAGCCATACCGTCCGTCTGCTTTGGCCTTCGGTTGGCATGGAACGTGCATGGCCTTGGGCTGGCATGGTTCGTGCATGGGACGGAAGGGGG